TTATAATTTGTTCGCATTTAATCGACGTTGCAGTTCTCTGACAGAATCAGAAACTGGGCTGATTGTTCCGTCTTGTGTGGTTCCAAGATGTTTCTGCAAGGCTTTAATCGTAGCTTGGCCAAATAGTCCGTCTTGTCCGATTCCCAAGAATCTTTGCAATGCTTTGACCACGTTTGAGCCTGTCAGTGATGAATCGAACTGAGCCGCATAAATATTTTGATTAAAGGTCTGTTTGTACTGGTGACTGATTACTCCGTCTTTACCAGCTGTATCAAAGTATTCTTGCAATCGTTTGGCTGTTGCATTACCAAATTGTCCATCAACGTTTAATGTAACCATTTGAGGTTTGTTGTCAGTATTTGCTGAATCTGAACCAACAATTCGATAAAAGTGATGTGGCAAACGAGTACTCATATATGCATCATTCATATCAACCGCAATTCCATTGTGAGTGTAAGAACAGTGAATGAATGACCCATTACTTAGGAAAATACCTGTGTGCCCGTCTGAACCAGCTGAACCACCAGGAGTCCCTGAGATGAAAATGTCACCACGTTGTACTTCTCCACGGCTGATTTCTTTAAGTTTTGTTCCTGACATTCCAAACAAGGTTTCAGTATTACCCATTGAGCCAGCTGACAGAAATCCGCCAGCAATCATGGCAAAAAATACAGACGAGCTACAATCATAACTATTGGGCCCCATTCGTGAGGTCATTGAGTAAGTGACTCTACCTTTTCGTGCTTGCATCCAAGCAATCATATTTTCAATACTTGGCATCATTCGCCTCCTTCTGTGAATTCATGGTCAGCATCAGATGCCTTAACTACTTGAACACTATCACCGTTTTTCAAACTTTTAGTAAGTTCAGTTCCTTTTTTGGCTGCATGAGTGAAGTCGTTGTTCTTCCACCATGCCCAAAGTGCAAAAACTGTTGTGATAACTGTGCTGACAGTATTATCATCAAGAGGCAATGGGTTCATGTTTAACGCTGTTAAAATTTGATTTAAAATTGCCAACCAGAGTAAGATTGTTCTTGTAAGTGTTCCTTTATCAATTGTTTTCATGTTCTTTCTCCTTTATTTAAAAAATACTTTGATTATTTCAGTCAATGCTGCAAAAATTGCTGCTGCAGAACCTCCGATTCCAAGCGCCAACTTCCAAAAGTTTGTTTTATCAAGTAATTTCAACTGAAACTGACGTTCATCTGAGCTTTCATTACCTTTGATAACAGCTTGTAGAATTTGAGCATTCTGCTCAGATTGACGAGTATTCTGTTCTCTTAAAAAGCGATTGGATTCATCCACACGAGTCAACCCGTCATTCATTTGCTTTTGCATTTCAACTGACATATCATTAAGTCGAGATAATTCTTTATCATGCTGCTTGAGCTTGTCCTCGTGCTGTTCCACAAGTTGTTCTAGTTCCATAACCCCTGCTTTCTAAAATTTACTTCTGTCAGTCATCACTTGTTTTGACTCAGCTGTTACCGAATCAACACAACTTTGAAAATCATTCTGCGCCTCTTCTGAAGCATGGAACTTTTCAGGGTCAATGATGCTTAGTGATAACTGTGCTTGTCCGTCAGGCTGCATTGTCGAATCAAATGTAGCAACTGCTACTGAATCAGCGTAAATTGTTTTGTTCTGTGTTTTTGAATTTTGTTTAATCATTTATTACCTTTCTATGCAAGCATATAAGTTGTTCCGCCAAAGCACCAATAACTTGAAGCCGATGCATTAACAATGGATAATTTCCCGTCCGTTCCAATTGTGATGTGTAAAGGACGTTGGAAGGCTGTTCCGCTATACATCATAACTTCAAAGGGTGTACCAATCGCCGGGCGCCAACCGGCTGGAATATTCCCTGACAAGGTCACCCCATTGCCAGCTGGAACATTAGAACTATTAGAATTGATAGAGATTTGACACATCTGACCAATTTTAGCTAAGGTCGCATTAATTCCAGAACCGAGTGATACTGTGGTTGTTTGAAGCCCATTGCTGACGAATACTCCATAAGGCGTTAATCTAGCAAAAGTTCCAGTTATGTTATTTTGCATAAACAAACCTTGGAAATTAATACCAGCACTTGTATATTCGCCTGTATCACTATTCTGATAAGTCATTGATAATCCAGAATCAGATTTAAGTGCAATTGTATTGATCGAATTAGTAGAAGTATCCATTTTATAAATCAGAAGATGATCATCTTTGATTTCTGTTTGAGTTTGAACTGCCCCATCGATGATGGTGCTGACAAATTCACCATCAGTAATTGTTAAATTTTTTGCATCAATTAAGTCAGCGGTTATTGAGTTTGCTTCAATATTGTTCGCACTTAAATAGTTAATCATCCAGTGAGTGCCGTTGTAATAGTACTCAGTATTTGGCTTAATCACCGTTCCATCACTCGCTGTAAGGTCTGCGGTGCCTGAATATTTCCAAGTCAATCCTTTGAATCGAGTGCTTGGCTCAGTATCAGAAACAACTTTACCTGGGTCACCGTTACTTCCAGCAGGGCCAGTTGGGCCTTGGGGTCCAGTATTCCCCTGAGGACCTTGCGGACCTGTTGCTCCATTGTTTCCCATTTTAGCGACTGAATACCCTGTTTCACTGGTATTATCTGTATAAGTCCAAACAGTCTTAGTCCACAGATAACTACCTGCTTCAACTGTCGGAACTGTGGCAGTCCAACCGCTAGTTGGAGCTGTTGTCCCGCTTGTAGAGCCTGCATAAGTAATAGTTGTATTTTCTATACCAACGCCATCTTTACCAGGATTTCCATCACCACCATCGTTTCCGTCTTTAGAAATATAAGTTACTGAGTAACCTGTTTCTGATGAGTTATCCGTGTATGTCCAGACAGTTTTCGTCCAGAGATATAGCCCTTTTACAAGACTGGGAACCGAGCTTGTCCAACCAGTAGTAGGTGCTATCGTTCCACTTATTGAAATAGCGTAAGTGATAACAGTGGTTTTTATTCCAACACCGTCATTCCCCTTAAATACAGTCCAAGGTGCATATTTAGCAGGGTCTGTGGATGCTGTAGATGTGAAATCTGAATACTGACCGATGTAACTAGGCCAGTCAGCAGTTGTAACTTCGCTAGCTGAGGGCATCCAAGGGGTGGCGGTTGAACCAAATTCGACTTTTAAATTTGTAATTGTGACTTTTATTCCCGTAGGTAAGCCTGATGTTAGGATTCCATACGAATTTTGACCCACATTTGTTAAAGTGACTGTCTCTTTATGAGTACCACTTAGATTAGTATTGCTAACACTTTGATTTGTACCTCCTAAACCATAAGTAGGTCTAATCATACCTGACCAAGTTCCTGATGAGTTTGTAATCGCATAATTATAAGTAATAGTAAGCGGTTTATTTAATATATCAGCTATAATTCCATCTAATGGGTAGTTATTAGATGAGTTATTATTTGCTGTCCCAGTAGAAGTGTAAGATTGTGATTTTGTGTTTTTAAACAAATTCAAATTCGGATAAACAGTTGTGAAACCGTCAGTACCGTCTGCGCTGTTGGACCATGCTACGTGAGTGTACGATGTTTTACCATCGGCACCGCCCTTACCGTCATTAACATTAGTGATAGTCACCGACTGATTTGCGACTACTTTGCCCGCAATTGTTGCTTTAAAACTATAAACTGCCTTATCAGTTACTCCACTTGCATCAACTGTAATAGTCTGAGCATTCGCAACGACTGTTCCATCTTTCGACCATTCGTAACTATCCGCAATCGTTTCTTTATCATCTGACCCAAAGTAGATATGAGCGCCTAATGTAGTCGTTCCTGTTCCATTTTTAAATTGCAAGCCATTGGTAGAAGTGATATCAGGACGGTAAGGAGTATTAGCATTGATAATTTCTTGCATTCTAGCAGTTAAATCATCAGATACTTCACTTTTAAGCTTGATATAATTCGAAAAAGTAATCTTATTATTGGTTGGATTGGTAAAGCTGATTTCTAATTCACTCACTCGTGCTGACAAAAATAGACCAACATTTCCGTCTGAATCAATGAAATTCTTATCTTGAATTCTGACCGTATCGCCAATATGAAGCGGTGTGCCATCGCCAGTGCTTGAAACCGTCAAATTACTTGTGGCTGTCACTTCGTAAGAAATTAAGGGATAAGCATACTGTTTCAACTGACTTAAAGCATAGCCCCACATGGCATTTACTGTGGTGTATTCGGTAGCTTCGTTCTTGTTGGTAAATATATCGCCACTTGACGATTGAAGCTGTGAGGGAAACATCTGAGCAGATAGCGGAGCTTTAGCATAACTTTCCCCTGCTCGTTTATAGAACTCTTCTTGCCCTTCTGAATTGGTGACTGACCAAGCAGAATCTTTCCAGCTTAACCCATCTTTCCCAGTGACATAAATAGAGTTAAAAATTTGAGCTTTCTCAACTTTTCGAGAAACGCCTGAAATATTATCGCCAAAGGACAAAAGGACATCATTCCTATTTTGTCCTACCCCTTGGATATCGCCACCATCATTTTTCTTGTAAATATTGAGTGTGATATTATCAAGCGTTCCATCTCTTTTTAATTTTGTGACAAACTCAAACTCGGCATCAAAGTTTTGAATCACTGAAATTAAACGTGAGAGCTTTGTATCTTCGCCATCGTAATTAATGACTCTGGTATAGCTTGCAACTTCATTAATTCCAAGTGTGATTTTCGCAAAATTAATCAGACCCATTTGGTCAAAGTACCATTGAATATTATGAGTGGTTGTATTCTTAAGCTCCTTGACTTGCTCATTTCTCATTTCAAGATTAAGGGTCAGACAGTTGAACGTAATTTTGTCATCATCTTCTTCAACGATGACAGAATCAAATAGAAAATCTTCACCCTCGTACTGAAAGCTGAAATAAGCATGTTCATTCAACAGTTGAACGTAATCTTGAACTACGCCATTCTTAATTTTATTAACTGTAAAATCAAAAGTTGATGCCCCTTGTGGTAAATAGGGGTGAAAAATATCATCTTTAAAGTCAGGGCTTTCTGAATCATCATTACTTAGAAAGCCGACACGTTCAAGCGTTCGGTCATGAATTGAAATTAACATTATAAGATTCGCTCCTTCCATGAGAATTCTATTTTAGGCGGACTTGTGGTAAAACTTGAATAGACAATATCTATTTTTTGACTTTGACCTGCAGGTATTGGGAAGAAATCTGAACCCGTGATGTAGTCAGAGTTGGCTCCCTGTCCGTTGACAATTATTTTTTTAGCATCCATATTAATGATGATTTCGTCATTAGGTTGGTATTTATTGACCACATTGACCATATATCCATCATTGAGATTCGTTAATTTAAACGACTTTAAGCTCATATCGTTAATAACGGGATAATTCTGGCGACTTGCTTCTACAACATAGACATAAGCGAGTTTAGTTGAACTGCCAGCATCACCCATTAAGTAAGAGTAAGCCACGCCTTTCCAATAGAAAGAAATCTTATTACCTTGCTTAATAATTGCCTGACCACCATGAGCGGCATCAAAAAGCGAAGTAACGCCACCTGGTGCTTTTCCAGTAGAGGCATTAAATGGTTTATCCCCTCCGAATTTATGCATCTTATTATCGCCACCGATGAGCCAAAAGATAAGCTCAGCATTTTGACCTGCTCCACCTTTGAAAATTTCAAACATGGCCAACGGTTGCTTATTTTCATCACAAAAATAAAGTTGAAAGCGGCCGGCTTGTCTTGCATTATTTTGGATAAAGAATGTATTAAACTGTGCATGCCAATTGACTGGATATTGATTTGTGCTGTCTTTAGGAACATCATAACGTTGAATCCCACCGTTCCATGTTGCGGCTTGGCTGAAAGTAGACATCCTTATTCCGTCTGTCTTCCATTTCAGCTTACTATTGTTAGGGATAGGTGAGATATTTGTTTCCCATGAGGCAGTCCAATCCGTTGCGTCTACGAAATTTGTGTCAAAATCTGATTTAGTTTTAAAATCCGCAATCGTTGTTTGTTTCGTCTTTCGTTCTTCATCCGCTTCATCTGGATTCCCAATTTCAAGCACTCCATTCTGCCCAGCTATTCCAAAGAAACCTGATTCAGCGGTGGGTGTGATTTTAATTGTTGGAAAGATTGGCAAGGTCCCGTTATTATTAATCAATACCGAAATAGAGTTATCGGAATTTTCTATGATGGTTCCATTTTCACCGCCTGAGTTATCATTATTTAACGTTTTTGTATCGACTGATTCTGCATAACCACTTGGGACTAAGAAAGTGAGAGTTCCGGTAGCAAAAAGCTTTGATTTGTTTTCTGATAAGGTAACTTCTCCGCTTCTAATCGCTTGATAATAAATGTTTGGTTCATCAGAAAATAGAAGTTCTAAAGGCACTTCACTACTCGTTATTTCTGCTAATTTTCTACGAGTATCAGCGATATCATCTTTCCAAAAAGTTCTAAATTCTACTTCAATCGTCGATTTATTTCTTCTAGAACGAATGAAATTAGCACCACCAGATATTTTGTCTTCGGTGGTACTATCAATTCCTGCACCTAAATTTCTGTGAACCTCAATGATCCGCATATAATCTGTGAGAAAGTTATTACCAAATTTAACTGTAAATGTCATGAAGTTCCTCCCCAAAGTATTGTCTGAATTTTTGTTAAGTTATTTTGCGCATCTTGGTTCGCTTTAGCTGTTGTTCTAGCAAGCTCTTTGTCATTGATAACAAGAACAGTTTCGTGTTCGCCAAGTGATTTAACAGCTGATAAAGCTTGAGACACAATGTTGCTTGACTCTGATTGGCTTGGTTGATTATCCAGTTGTCTTTGGATATTTGAACGAATTGAGTTAAGCTGACTTACTGCCAATTGCTCGCCAGCATTTAAGCCAGCTGAACTAACTGCATATTCAGCAGTCACTTTAGGAAGATTTAAATTAAATCCACTGGCTAGCTTATCAGCCATTCCAGAGACATTCCGTTGGACATTTTTAAAGCTATCACCTAATCCTTCGTTCAGTCCATCCATGATTGAATTACCAGCTGGAATCAATAATTTACGGTCATAGCTGATTGGCCCTTTGTGTTCTTTAATCCAGTTGCCAATTCCACCTATAAAACTTTTTACATTCTCATAAGCTCCTTTAAGACCTCCAAGAAAACCATTCATAATGGCAGCACCAGCACCAGAAATATCTATATTTGTCAATCCTGTAAAGAATCCTTTGATATTATCGATAATTCCTCCAATGGTTCCGGATGCTTTAGAAATAGCTCCAGTAATAGCACTCCATGCTGAAGAAATACCACTTTTCAAAGAATTACCCGCTCCAGATAAGGCACTAAAAACTCCTTTTATAGTGTTGATTATTCCGCTTATCACTCCACCTGCGACTGATATAGCAGATTGGATTCCGCTCCATGCTGCACTTAGAACTCCTTTTAGACCTCCACCAGCAGCACCAACTGCGCTGAATACTGCTTTTATAACGTTAATCACGGCACCTATAACATCACCTGCAACTGATATTGCTGACTTAATGCCATCCCAAGCACTTGAAAGTATAGATTTAAGTGATCCGCCAGAACCTCCTAAACTAGAGAACATACCTATTACATAACCTACCCATTGCCCAACTGTACTTAATGCTGGGGCACATGCCTTGAAAACATCTACCAAGAAAGAAATTACTGGAGTTAATATTTCAACTACTACCTTTATTGCATCAAAGGCGAACGAAACTCCATCAAGAATACCTTTGAATACTCCACCTAAAAACGAGCCAATGACTTGAAACGCTGGCATTAATGCACCAGCTAAAACTGTAAGTAAAGGCTGAATTGCATTCCATAGATTTCCGAATGATGTAATGACTTGTTGGATTGATGGACCAACAATAGCCATCATTGTTTGAAATCCGCTAACAACTGCTGGGATTATCGCTTGAAGGACTGCTTGGATTCCGCTGAAATCTAATTTAGAAATCATGCTAGATATTTGAGTAATTATTGGATCAACAGCACTAACTAAAGCCTGAAATAGTGCTGGAATTTGCGTTAAGACAGTACCTAAAGTACTTGAAACTATTGGTCCAAGTTTCGCAAAAATTGTTTTCCAATAATTTGCTAGTGTCGAACCATATTGTGTTAAGGGTTGTTGAAGTCCAATCAAAGCCGCTCCAAAACTAGCTGCTAATCCTGAAAAATCTATTGATTTAAACAAGGTGCTTATTGTAGTTCCAATTGAATCAAAAGCTCCCGACAACCCATTGAAATTGAATGATTTAATGAAATCAGAGAAGTCACTTTTGAGTATATTAATCGCTTCTCCAATACTCGAACCAGCAATAGCTTTTTGAATATCTCCGAAAACTTTTGTAACATTAGTTTTTAAACTATTAAAAAAGCCGACTGACCCTTCAATTGATTTGTTTATTGAACCAAAAGCAGAATTAATGATACCTTTTAAGCTATCAATATTTTGAGCAATTGATTTTCCCGTCAGTGCTTGAACAACTTTATCAATTGCAGTTAAAGTATTTGCCATACCTTTTGAAACGGCATTTCGCAAGTTTCCGAAGGAAGTCGCAATACCTGAACTATTTTGTTTAGCTAAAGTAGCTAACTGACCTGTACCTGTACCTAATTTAATTAATTGGTCGTTGAATTGGTCGAACGTAACCTTCCCGTCTTGCAAAGCGGCATATAAATCTTGTTGCGCAGTTTTACCAGTAAAACCCATCGCTTCAGCGGTCTTTTGTAACCCTAAAGGCATTGTTTCCTGCAAGCTACGCCAAGACTGCATGTCAACGGTTCCTTTTGCAAGCATTTGATTATACTGAATCATTCCACGGCTTGCATCTTCAGTACTAGCGCCACTTGCTAGAAATGCATTGTTAAGGGCTAAAACAGTATCAGTTGATTTATTTAAATCACCAGTAATAGATGTCAATTGTTGAGTTTGAGAAACAACATCATCAAGTTTTGTTGGAAGTCCTTCAATCCCATCAGAAAGTTTTTTTATTGATTTTGTAGAATCTCCTGCACTAAATCCCAAAGCTTGCATAACTTTTGGGAATTTTTGCATAGTGTCAAAACGAGAAACAGCATCTCCAACAGAACTTTTAAGAACATCAAAAGCAGCGCTTGCGATTTTAACAAGGCCCATAGCAGCAACCATTGATTTAATACTTGTTCCTGCTTTGTTAGTTGCTCCTTCAAGCCCATTAATACTAGCAAGACCTTTTTTGACTGAACCATCATCCATTATGATGTCAATAGTAATTGTTCCATCAGCCATTAATCCACCTCACTTTCTTCTTCATCTTCTGGCAGAGCATAAATTTCTTGCAGTTTCTTCATTTCTTTTTCATGAGCATTTTTCTCACTAGAAGGTTTTTCCCACGTTCTAATTGCAAGAACTTGTCTGAACTTCGTTTCTTCAGGAAGCCCTCCAAGCAAAGCTTTGAACTTGAACCAATGAAGCTTACCTTGATATTCGATTAAATCAATACCATAAGCTTGAACAAATGAAGCGTAAATATATTCAGCATCGTATTTAAGAGAATAATTTTGCTTAGTATCAGCTTCATAACTGGGCATTTCATTGCCTTGTCGGTCATACTTTACAGTTTTTTCAACTTGACCTTGCATAACGTATTTTTCAAAAATACAATTAAATATTTCAAGCTGTTCTTCTCCACTCAATTTAACTAATTCAGTATTTTTGCCAAATAGCATTCTAATAGCGAAATCTAGTTTTAATCTGTCAGATAGTTTTTTCTCTTTTAACATGTCAATCAAGTTGAGAATATTGTCAAATGACACGTTTATTGGATATTTTGTACCATTTACATCGTGTTCATCATTTAATTCTTCATAAAGAGAAAACATAAGCATCTCCTTATTTCAGATATTTATTTTCCAAAGCTTTAAGGTCTTCTGCTTCGAGTTCTTCTTTGATTCCGATAATGATTTGGAATAAATAAACCATTACAATTTCAAGTGAAGGATTAGAAGTATAGAGTTTTTCAAAAGAACCAGGTTCTAAAAATGAATCAACGACTGTTTTGACATATGTTTTCTTTTCTTCCAGCGTTGCAGTTTCTTCGTTAAAATCTTTATTGAGTTCTTCAAATTCTTTCTCAAAATTCAACAAACGCTCAATGTTTTCGTCTTTTCGGTCAAATCGAATTGTAAAAGCAACATTCCCATCAGCATCTTTAAAATCTACTTCGATAAAATTGCTACGTAATTGAATTGGTTTCATGTTTTCTCCTTAAAAAATAAAGGCTAGGAAATATGCTCCTAGCCTTCTTAATTAGTTTTTAGTCAAAATTGTTGGTGCACTCCAAGCTGAACCAGTAATGTTATCTGCATCATGTAAAGCTGCAGCTTTTTCAACTTCTGTTGTTCCACTCGGTGCAACTGCGTTATAAGTTTGGACATAGAAATAAATCTTATCTCCAGTTGCTAGAGTCGGAACATTTGCGGTTGCTAATGTCCATGAGTTAGTTTCAGTATAGCCCATGTATTTTGCATCGTGTGGATCAGTTTTATTCGCATCTGCATAATGAATCAAATATGCTTTCGCTTTAAGAACTGCATCCCAATCTAATTTTACAGAGCCATCTGAATTAATAACCCCAGTTACCATCTGGGGAGCATCAGGGTGTCAATACTTTTTCTTTTGGAAGTTGATTGAATGTAAGTTTGCAACCAAACGCTTCATAATCGGTCGCATCTCCATCGCCAGCTTTAATATCTGAAATCGTTGCTAACCCTGTCCATTGTTTCTTACCATCTGCAGATACGACTTTATGCCATACCTTACGGTCGTCACCAATTTTATATTTTTTAGCTGCCACTAAAGCTTGTGCTGGGTCTTCTGAATCATAGAATCCCTCGAATGTATAAGCTCCTGAAACCCCAGTTACTGTTGTTTCTTTCGTACCATCGCCATCGTAGAACCCTGTATCATCAGTTTCTTCGTCTGTATCATCAGTGACTCCCGAAATCCATTTTGCGAGTTCTAAGTAATCATCATCTGCTGGTTCTGCTCCAGTAGTTGGAACTGGTGCAATAAAGTGACCTCGCAGTGCGTTTTTTAATCTTGTCATTTATTTATCCTTTCGTGGAAATGTTGTAATTGCAGCCTGTATATCAAGTATGAAAATGTAGTAACCTTGCTCATCTTCGTTGTTAATATAGGGCTTATTTGAAATTTTTATTTCTCCAAAATCAAAAGAGCCATCATCACTGTTTAGCGACGAAAGCTCTTCTAAATGAGATTGAATTAACCAAAGTGTCCTTTGAATTGCTTGCTGGTCTTGTGACTTCATGGAAAACTCATAATTTAACACTTGGTCTTTGATGCCATCATAAAATTCTCTTTCAACTTGACCCCCTGGAAGAGGATAAAGCACAAGGCATTCCTTAGATAACAAATATCCAAGTGAACAGTTAATAGGCAAATTTTGAATAGAATTAACACTATCACAAAGACGGTCTATAAAATCCATTAAATACCTGCTCCTTTCTTAAATGCTCTTGGCAAAGAACCTTTAAATTTTGCTTTAGCTTTTAAATCCCATCGAGGACCAGTTCCAGGAGTCGAGTATTTCCTTCCTTGAAGATAGAATTGCCTCTTGGCATACTTTGATTCATAGGTTACACCATTTTTAGACGCATGAACTTTTTGTCTCAAATCTCCTTCTTTAAATGGAACGAAAGGATTCATGTCAGCCATTGCTTGATTCGTCATAGCATAAAGTCCACGGTCTAAATTGGCTTTTGATAGCTTCTGGTTTACTCCCTTCAAATCAACCTTAATAGCCATTAAACTACCTCCAATCGCCAGCCAATTGATTCTCCGTTCAGAATGAGTTCTTTAACTAAAACTATTTTGTACTCCTTGCCTTCAAAAATAACTAGAGAATCATTAGTGAAATTAGGCAATGAAATGCAGTATCTATCAACTAAAGTAATTGATGAATTAGGAGCTTTCTCAGTGGAATTATTGCCACTACGAAAAAAAGTTGATGCTAGATTAAACCAAACGTTTTCAATTGTTTTTGATGGGTCGTAGATTGGATTATGATAGTTATCTTCACCAGATTTATTCTTATACTCGATAGTATGAGGAAAGGCACTTTTGGGCGGTAATTGATAGTAACTCATGAGCATACCCCACGATAAAGCAAACCTGTTTCACTCAACATCTCTAAAGCATCCTGTGAGATTAATGAGATAGAAGTTCCATCATCAGTGAGCCTATTATTGCCATTTGAAACACTTATTCCATCTAATGACCAAGATGTTGGATTGTTGATCTCAGCAGTTGAAATAGCCCCAATTGTTGCCATATATTCGAGCTGTATTGCGATAGCTTTTTTAAATTGGTTCTTCCTAAAATCTACATCAGTATTTAGGTCATGAAATTTATAAAATTGTCGAGAATAAACATCAACAACATCAGAAGCTCGAACAACTAAACGGTCAAATTCATCAGAAGTAACAGCTTTATATCCAAAGTTGGTGTATTCATCAAACGTTAAATAAGCCATTGTTTACCTCCTTAAAAATAAAAGAGGAGTCTTTGCTCCTCCTTTTTACGGTTCTGTAACTGTTACCGCACAAGTAGCAGTTTTGCCATTCGCTGTAGTAACTGTGACGTTTGTTGTCCCACCTTTAACTCCGACTACTTTACCTTGAACTGGCGTTACAGTAGCGATTGTTGAATCCTCAGAACTATAAGTTACTGATTTGTCAGTTGCATCAGCAGGCGCAACAGTCGCTGTTAATGTTTCACTTCCCCCAACTTCAAGAGATAACGTTGTTTTATTCAACGTTACACTTGTGGGGGTTACGCTTTTGGGTTCTCTGAAACATAGATAGCATCTTTGGCATTTTCAAATACAATCGCATCGTAGTAGTCCAAACCTTTGATTGTATCACGGTAACCGCTGCGGTCTTGCGATGCTGGGACAGTATCAACTGTACCGAATTTGACAATTGGAGCTACCGCAATAAGAGGAGTAACAATGAAATTCAAATTAAGGGCTGCATCATCAGCACCGGTTCCAGCGAAACGTGCTTTGGCAACTTTTACAATAGGAACACCACCATCAATTTGCGCAACTGTACGGTTGATACCATTGATTGATGCTTCATTAGTTGTAAATGTTTTTGAAACACCAGAAGCATTTTTGAGCATTCGATAAGTAGCAGCAGATACAAACATTACATATCCACCAGGGATTTCATTGTCTGTCATATATTCTTCTGCAGAATCATAAGCATCGAGAATGTTATCTTTAGTCAAAGTTTCAGCAACTTTTTTGTTTGCATTATCATAAAGTGCTTGAATGGCAACTTTATCACGATGTGGAACAGTAACCAAACGCTTGTGTTCTTCAACGATATTGTTAATTGTCAAAGCTGATGATTCTGACTGATCCAATTGGTCAACGTCATAACCAAACCAATCTTCATTGGTAAGTTTTACGGTTTCTTTTGCAATGTCGATTTTGTTTCGTGCATTATCGTCATTACGTTTATATTTTGTTGCATCAACAAAACCTGACATTTTATTGATACGAACTTCATTGGCACCAACGAAGTCTGCTGCAGTGATTGATTTTGCACCTTGAGTTAAGATGTCCCAAACTTGAGAATCTGCTTTAAATTTTTTGTCGATTGTTGCTAAGTCTTTTGAGTCTAATACTACTGGCATATTATTCACCTAATCTTTCTTGAATTTTTTGAACCAAAGATTTTTCACCAGCGCCACCACTATTTGGATTGCCGCCAGCCACAATGGTTGGTTTTGTTTTGTCTGCAGCTCCGCCTTCTTGAAACAAATAAGGCATTGATTCTTTGAACGTTGCTACTTGATCATCAAGTCCTGAAATTTTGCCATCATCTTGAATAATGACGTTATCCATGTTGACTTGACCGAATAACAAATCACTGTTCACAGTGCCTGAGTCTTTCAAAGCGAGTTTTACTGCGTTTGTTTTTTGCATACTAGCAAGGTCAGCATTAAATTGAGTTTCACGTTCTTTAGCATCATTCACAGCTTTTTCAAGTTGTTTTTGAAGCTCTTCTGTACTTAGATTAGATTTTTGAGCGCTCTCTAAGTCAGTGGTGAGTTGTTCAATTTCTTCCGTTTTCTTGCTGTATTGTTCTTTGCTCACAAATTCTTTTGGAATAGTTGCATTAATTTCTGTAGCAAATGCTTCAGAATCAAAACTTCCATCTTCTTTTGTGTGCTTTGCGATAATGGCTTTAATATCCATTGCTTTCCCTCCATAGTCTTTTATAGCGGACACTTCCCGCTTTGGATTTGTTTGCCTTTTATAGCTAGGCGAGCTAAGCCCTGTGTAGGAGTCGAACCTACAAACTAAACGAAAAAGGAATAAACGTTTGTTTTCCACTAAGGGCATAAGAAAAGCGCCTGTCAGTAACAAACGCTTAATTTTTATTTATCATTCTTTTTCATATCAACATACATTGTTAATGTTAATTGGCACGGGGCGCCGCCTTCACCTTTTAATTCAAAGGTTTCTACGCCTTTCAATGTTTTACCGTCAAGGCAAATCCCTTTTTCAAAGCTCAAAACGTTAAGTCCCATTTCCACTCTCCTAATTTTTATAATTGAAATCTTTCAACAAAATATTTAAAGGAGTATAAACCTTCTCACGCTTATAATTCCTTGATAAATACTCATTGCTATCAACAAGCTGTCTAATTGCTTTTTGAGTTGCTGTAATACTTCTTTGCCATGATTGAACACCTTCTTTATTTCCCATAGCTTCCGAAACCATTTTATTTTTTTTGAACTTTATTATTCTTCGTTCAAGCTCTCTTTGCCGCTTTTGTAGTGCTGCAACTTTATCATTTTCAGCTTTATCAAATAGCGGTTGATTGTTTGTATTTACTCCAGGTATAAAAGGAATCCATGCATGACGACAGTTAACGCCACGATGACCGCCTGCTTCTCCATAATCAGCTCTCCAATACGGATCATAAATACTTTTATATTCAGCATTATCAGGAACATTTTGCCTTAAATCTACTACATGCCCTTGAATAAGTGAACAAGCTAACCTTGAGCCCATATGGCTTGTAACTACTACTGTATTTACTCCATATTCACTCATTCTTGAAGTTCTAAGCTCATTATAAGTATTTCCCATTGTGGACTTTAAAACCGTTCTGACATATCGCTCAATAGACCAAGTATGACCTCCTTTATCAATAAAAGTTGATTTAATACCTTGTTGAGCCCATTGCCTAACAGTTCGCTCTAATGCTTCTTCAAAAGTAAAGATTCCAGTATTAAAAGCAGCTGCTGTTTTATTAATGATATCAGTATAAAGTCGAGATAATATTGAGCCATAACCATAATTAGTTGAAAGAAGCGTCTGATTAACATAGTTATTCAAATCACCCCAAGCTTGGTTATAATAAGCTCTCATTACTTCATCAATATTGCTTGGTAAAGGTGTTAAATGAAGCCCTGAAGCAACTAAACTATCAATCTCCTCAATTGTTGAATTGCCTAAATCATTAAACATTTGCTTGATGTTCTTTTCCGATATTCCTGTTATTTTAGAAATCATTTCAGCAGTTTCAGAATTGAATAAATGAAGCTCTCTTAGCTTTTGGAGTTGCCAGTCAGCGATGTTACTTGAGCCGTTGTTTAATCTTTTGATTATTAGACGCAATATTTCGCCTTCTAACGACTGATAAAGGCTAGACATGTTACTGCTCCACAAGTCTAATTGATAAGGTGTAACAGCCAATTAAATCACCTCCTTTAATCAAATCCTGGCACATCGTTTCCGCTATCAAGCTTATCTTCTTCAATCGTTTCGGAATCTAATCCTTCTGCTTCGTTTTGGATTTCTTTCATGATTGTATTTGCTTCAGTTTCAGTCACACCAAGAACTTTTTGAATTGCACGTTTGCGAGATGTTAATTGCAAGGTAGTTAATTTCCCATAGTAATCAGCTTTAGCATCTTGTGACTCAAAAACCCCATCATCAAAATCAATGTTAATGCCATATTCTTTAGGAGAACTAAACAATTCGTAAGAATCCGCAAGCTCAAAGATAGTAATAACTAATTCTTTCAAAGCTTCTTCAACAATCAAAACATTGTCCGAACGAGTTGAGAAAGTTTCAGAGTTTTCACTGATAATTTCAGTAGCTGTCTTCACTGTCTGTCCATCAAATGAAAATGTTCCAGAACTAAAACCAGTTTCAAGTTCTATAATTCGTAAAATGAAATTGATTGACGCAATGAACTCACTAGACCTCAAAGAAGGAGCAAACTCATCAATAAACGGCTCATCTGAGCGCATTCTTTGGAATACTCCAGTCTTAGAATCAAAGCGTTTAATTGGCATTCCTTCTTCGTTATATCGCACTTTGAAAAAGTCATCTGATGCCAATATTTTGCGACCTGCTTCTTCGATTTCCCTCATGAATTGGTCGTATTTATCATTTATATCAAGTAGTTGACGCTTGGCATTGTCAATAATTCCAAGACTGAGAGGGCTAGAAACATCAATGTTGTTTTTCCCAGCGAGTTTGATATAAACAAAAATAGGACGAGTGAAATGCTCCATATATACTTCATCTTGTAAGTTTTCATACTTAGCTAATGAATTAAGAGGTACTCTAATTCCGACTTCCTGTTCATTTTCTGAACGATATAGTTCATTGCGAATAAAATATTTTCCATCCTCCCACTCGTGAAACTCTAACAAGGTATAACGAAAATTTTTCTTACCTTCTGATACTTGAGTGACGGTTGCAATTGCTGCTTCACTAATATCATTTGTATTAGATTCTAATGGATAAAAAGTATCAGCCCGGCAATAAGCAATTTTAATTGTCTTGTTTGCTTCATCATAATAAGGACGAAGCACAAGACCGCCAATTGCATAACCTGCTTCTAATTCTTCTCCAAAGTTCTTACGGAATTTATTGTTATTAAAAACTTCTTGTAAAAATCCGTCAGCTTTTTTATTATCAATACTTATCGAACAACCATCGTTAAAAACAAGCTTGGCCAATTTGTGAGAAACAACTTTAGATACATTCAACGAATGGAAGTCTCTTTTTTCATAATTGCCTTCACTACTTAAATATCTGACTTCCCCAAATGTATTTTTATAGATTTTTTTGTTTTCTTGGATGCGAAGATATTCAGCCGAATTAACTGAAATTTTCGGATGATCTGTAATATTATTTAATGACTCAACCATTCCTACCTTTGCGCCCCCTTTTCTTATCATATTTTTAAACCAATCAAACACTGGCCACCTCCTAAATTAAGTATTCTACAGTGAAATAATTGACTGCATAACGTAGTTCATCGCATGCATGGTTATTTTTATCTACTGGCAAACCGTTTGGGGTTCTAATATACAATCCAATTTCTTTTATTAGATTGTAGTGATCATACTTTCCATCTAATGAATACAAAAAAAGAATCCCTTTTTCAAAAGCATTCTGTACTCTTTCGATACCAACTTCTATTTTTAAACCATTACTTGAAACTTTATCTCTGCTGTTATTATTTGCTTTATCTGTTGAAATACCAATTAAATTAAGTTCTTCTCTTAAAGTTTTACAAGCAGGGTCAACAAAGAAATGATTCCAATGTGGCATATCTTGCCATTTATCATAGCACCAAGATACAAATTGTTTTATTTCCTTAGCATAAACTGACATTGCTTTAGTCTGCCCTGTATCTGTTCCGCTGTGATAGTAATTTGCCATGCGGTACAAATAATATTGTCCTTCGTGAAAGGTCACTACATTGAATGCACAAGTCGTCGCATCAGCTTGACCACCATCGGCTGTAAAGAACGTTTCAATGACTCTGCCTTTAAGTTGGTTGGTCATATGTTTATCTTCATCAAACATGGAATAAATAACACCTTCCGGCATCACTCGTTGTCCTAGCCAGTCACGTTTATAAAGATAATCTGATGTTTTAGATTGTTCTTCCCACATTTTCAAACGTTGACCGGTAAGAATAGGATTGTCAGTCGGTCTCCAATGTCTAAATCGATAAGTTCCGGTCTTTTCAAACTGGTTTAATAACTCAAGATTAGGATGATTGGGAGCTGGTGGATTCTGTTCTCCAAGATGAAACCTCAACTTACTTGCTAAGGTCCGCCTAAAAGATTCAGCTATTACCTCTTTATTAAGTAAATTGAACTCAAGAAAAGCGACAGTTCCAAATGACATCCCAGTAATAGAACCAACTGCATTTACTTTTCCTCCGCCTTTATAATAAATGCGTTTTTCATTGCCTTTACCAAAGTTTATCCATAAATGGTCTCCGTTTTCGTTATGACGAATTTCTGAATTGTCAGCAAAGATGTACATTAAACCGAATCCCTCACCATCAATAAACATGCGGTAAGCTTGTTCTTGATTATAGGCAAGAACTAAATGGTCACGGTCAGGCGATTGCGCATAGATACGAGCCATTTTGAATATATCGCTGTTTGTCTTTCCTGAACGAATTGTTCCCTCATTCATTTCAAACTCGATGCCAGAGATATTGGCTTTGATGTTTTCCGCTTGCTTTGGGCTGAAAGAAATCATAATGAATCACCTTCTTCTTTCTCAACAATTGGAACTTCAACCAACGCTTTAAGCAACTCATTATTTTTGATATTACCACTAAGTTTGCTTGCACTATCAGCGAGTATTTTAGCCTTAGCAACAGCAGCATCAGCTTGGGCTTCAAGCAGTCTGTTTTGTTGCTTCTGATTAGTTTCAACTTTATTTCTCCACATATCAGCACGCCTATTTTTAAGCCAAAAGATTTGAGCTGTTGTATCTCCTTCAAGAGCGTTTTTGAGCAAAGCGTTTTCTACTTCGTAGTCAATAACTGCTTTTCCTTTTTTTAGGGACTCAGATAATGAAGGATACTTTTTCTTCCAAACATTTAATGTCTGTTCGGTAATTCTCATGTTTTTTGCTATTTGTTTGTCTGTGAGGCCGTCCCTTGCCCAACCTTCGAGGAGTATCAAACCTTCTGCGGTCAGCCACTCTTCATATTTACCTTTTGCCACATTGATTGATACTCCTTTCCATAATAAAAGGCTGCCCAGTGGACAACCTATAATAAAATAATAATGTGACTGAGTGAGATTCGAACTCACGCCTCTGCATTAAAAGTGCAGCGTCTTAACCCCTTGACCATGCAGCCACTAACATGAAGCAAATTCAAACCGATACTTATGATATTTGTGCTTTTGCCTTTTGCTTCATGCTACCATTATCGCATGTAAATCAGGAAATAAACGGGTTAAAAACGGGTCAAAAACGGAACGCAAAATCAGTCCAAAGTATTTCTCCATAATCCATCCCTCAATGTTTTCTTAAATGATACGTATTGTTTTCTTGCAGCGTCTTCATCTAAGCAAACTCTTATTCCCACTTTATACCAAGATAACCGATGCTTAAATCTAGCAATAATAATATCTTTTGCAATTGTTCCTTGTATAACTTCCATTAATTCATCAAGCGTTTGTTTCTGGTCATTAAGTCTTCCAAGTTCTTTGTCAGCTTCTTTAATCAAATAGTTGCGCTCTTGTGGTGCAGTGTTTGAGCTACTCCCACCACTTCCGATTCTTTCCTCATGTTTCTCCCGAGTAATCCAGCGTTCTCTTGAATTAATTTTAACTTGAAGCATTCCAGTCATGTAGTCACTTAATAACAAATCTAATCTATCCGCCATTTAAAAGATTCCTCCGTCTGTGGTATAATAGTATTAGATACAATCATGCCGAAGCCCATTGCCGTGGGCTTTTTTGTTTTTTAAATATTATCAGTTTCCTTATCCTCTAATCTTATAATCACTACTTCTATAAGGTCGTTAGAATCAATGAACTCATCTGCTTGTTTTTTGGTAAAGAAATATTCTTCTTTAAGTCCGCTGGTTCCACCCCAGCATTCACGCTTAAATAATACTTTATATTTATAGAAAGCTTTGATGCTTTCTTCGATATCACGAATTTTAAAACGAAGTGGACCTAAATTTATTCCGTTGTACAAATCTCTACAACGTTCAATCTTAACTTCTAATTGAGCCAGACGTTTATTGGTAGAAACTATAAGAACCAATGAAATTATTATTGAGATAGATGTCATTATCTGTACAATTGCTGTTATCATTTTCTCCTCCAGTTGAGTTTAGCGAGTTCCTAGCTCACTTTATTCGACTCAAATTAAATCTTCTATTTTGCATTCTAATGCTTTTGCAAGCAGTTTATCCCAACTTTGGTCTTCTGGAAGATCATCATTCTCAAGCCTATTTTGCCGCTCATTATCTTTAATCAACTCTATATAGGTCTGTCTAAAAGGTTCAACCATTCTTTCAGCTACTTGCTCAACCGAGAGCCCAAGTTCTTCTCGTCTTGCTTTTAATTTGTTTTTCATCTCCACCTCAATCCATATGTTTATCAAGCCATTTTTCAGCTTCGTTCATTCCATTACTTTCTTTTCTAAAACTGTGTTATTTATTTCTCTTTCATCCTTAGCAATCATATAGCTTTTCAATTCTCTTGCTTCATCAATTGTTTCTGCTCCTAAAGCTTCATAAGTCATCCATTTGTCGTCGTACAATTTTTCTACAAAATATTTTGTTTCGCCACCTAAAGTTTTACCTTTGACAATTCTATAAACTTCTTTATGCAAATTCTTGTAAATTTCATCAGTATCGGTATCATTGATGTTTTGAATATTTTCAACTTTTTTAGCTACAAGTAAATCTAAAGCTAACTTCATGAATCCGCCTCCTACTAAGGCTACAAGAGTAAAAAATATATAATCTAGTAAACTCATCTTATTCTTCCTCCCCGAACACGTTCTCTGACTCGTCAAGGTCTGAGCGGTTGCTTTCCTTGGAATCCCACCACCATATACCACAACGTTTACAAATAAGCCCAAGAAATACCCACTTATGCCCGAACAGCTTACACATTAGTTTCATTTATAAACTCCTAATCCTTTAATAATCTCATCAGCGCTCATACTCGCCCAAGGTTCTGGAATCTGTGGGTTTATATTTTTACTTATTCGTCTTATAGACATGCAAACAATATCTCTTGATTCTAAAAAATATATCCATCGGCAAAAATCTTCGCCTTTCTTTGGGTCTAAGAACTTTAATGTTTCGTCAATCTCTGTAAGCCTATCAAACAGCTCATTTATTTTTGGATTCATTCAATCCCTCCCCACCAGTCACACACTTTGATGACCAGCTCTAGAATTCTATCTGTCACTCCAACCTCCCCATGTTTTATCATTACACCTGGGACAAAGAGTTCTTTTACCAATGCGCCAGCCAATACTTCTCCAATATTTTTTTACATCTTCTATTGTTCTTGTGCCCATATCTCCTGTGTTAATCAAATCTCCAAGTGAGCACTTATCACATTCAATCGAACACTCTGTGAATCTATATGTATGTAAACTCATTTTCTATACCTCCCCACCAGTCATTGACCAGCGATATTAGTTTGTCGGTCATTCAATATATCCTCTACTTTCATAAACACTAACCAACGAGAATATTTTCCTTTTTTATTTTTAGGTCTTTTCTGGCCAAATATTGGTTGAGCTGGAAATAATGGATATAACTTTGCTAAAGGAATATCAATATCATTCCACTTGAAAATTAATGTCCCATTTAATTTCAAAACTCTCCATGCTTCTGAAAATCCAGCTTTTAAATCTGCTTCCCAGTTCTCACGGTCAAGACATCCATATTTTGCTTTGAGCCAACTATTATCTCCAGCATACTTAAGATGTGGTGGGTCAAAAATTACCTGGTAGAAAGAGTTATTTTCAAAAGGTAACTTTCTAAAGTCTGCGATTGTATCAGGTTTAACATCTGTAATTCTGACATTCCCACGGTCTAAATTTTTATAAGTACCTTCTCGAATATCACAATATTCAACATTAGGATTTTCTTTATCAAAATAGAACATTTTAGAACCACAGCATATATCTAAAATTGGTTTCATCCCTCCCCCACTTTCACTAAATCAACTCCGAGGGCTTTGCCTGCGAGGTATATGATGCATAATTCTAGATTACTGTGTAAGAAATCTAAATAATCGCGAAGTTCTTCAATTACGTCATTACTTCTTACTGAATAATCTCTCAATATTGCTTCAAATGGATTTTTATATTTAAAATATCCATCCAACTCATCCGCAATGCTTTGAGGAATCGTGAGTGAGGATAGACTTAAAATTTGCATGAATGCTTTACGATTAACTTCGATTATTTCATTCTGCTGCTCAATAGTTGTATAAGCTTTTGACTTAAAATTAAATGCTTCTGCAGCTATTTGTTTAGCTTTTTCTAATTCACTCATCGCCGCTCACTTCCTTAACATCAATGAAATCAACCGAACTAAGACGAACCCAAGTTACAATTCCACTCACTTTATTTGTCACTTTAACAAATGGCTCGCCAACAGTAGGGAAAGCATTTGGCTCTTCGTTAAAACTAATACTACAACTTGGCTCTGACCAAACATCTCTGTTTGTTCCAATTCTAATTACTTTTTTCATCATCCCCTCCAATCGCTGCGAGTGCTTTTTCAGCAGAATTTCTCATGACATTAACACAATTACTGAGGTGTGCATAGCTTCCTTTTTTAAGGCTCGGTTTTACATCTAATATATTTTTAAAGAAATATTTCGCAGTGTTAAGCTGTTCTTGGAGTTTGTCGTTTTCTCTAATAGCAGTTAAAGATTCTTTGTGAAGTTTTAAGAATTCATCTGCAGTCACTAACTGCATTTTTTCATCTATGATTTTTTGAACCGTTTCTTTTTTATAAGGCAACAAGTGTTCTTGGAGTTTTTCAACCGAAAGTTCGTCAGTGTGAGCTGAAAGTGCCAGCTTTTCAAGCTTGTCAAATTCTTCCATAGGAATTGTGACTTTCAGAGCTTCTCTTTTATCAAAATTACCAGTTAACTTAATTGACTCTTTATATTTTCTAGCATCTTCTTTGTATATTTCATGCAAACTTTTTCCTGAAATTTCAGTCATTTAACCACCTCAATTCCGAGAATCACATTACCGTCAGGCAATTGGTCTGATTCAAAAGCGTTTTTCAAAACTTTGATAAAATCATCGTAACCATTACTTCTTCCTTCTGATTTAATAATTGGAAGTAGTTTATTTTCAAATGCTGCTTTGCCTCCCTCATTTACTTCCGATGCTGATAAAACGCAAGTGATTTTTGTTTTTAATCTGTCAGCATTATCTTTGTCAGTAATTTCAAGGCAACCCCAAGGCCCATCTCCGTCAAGAAGTACCTTATCTTCGGATTCATGATAATAATTTCCATAAGCGAAACAAATCAGTTCTAAATCATCTCCAACTTTGAAGTCAGAGTCACTTTTGATAATCAAAATACTTTTATTTCTCTTTTTAGTGCTGCTAAAAGTTGTCGTATTTACTTTATATTCTTTCATTCTCACGCCTCCCCAGTGCTACCAAAACCGCCTGTACGCTTTCCATTTGCGTTGTCATCGTCTGTTGTAAGGTATTTGACAAATACCCCTTGCATTATTCTTTGACCTTTAGAAATGGTTACAGGCTCTTTTGAGATATTCATAAATAAGCCTTTAAATTCTTGCGGATAGTAATCTGAATCGATAATTCCTACTGAATTAATCAATGCAATGCCACGCTTAACTGGATTACTTGAACGGTCGTATAATTTCAGTACTTCGTCATGTCCGAGTTGAACAGCTAGCCCAGTGCTTACCATTTTAATTTCATCAGGTTGAATCGTAACTGTTTCACTTGCTGAAATGTCATATCCTGCGCTATGTTTTGTCGCTCGTTCTGGAATAGTCGCATTTCCGTCTAGTTTTTTAAATCCTCTTGTCATTCTTATCCTCAATCTTTAACCATAATTTTTTGTTTTTACTGCCCCACATTGAGGGCATTTATAATAATCAGTACCGCAACATCCGCAAGCATCTGGGAAGTCATCAAACCACTTCATATCTAAATTACATTCATCACATTTCATTCTCCGTCCTCCACAGGCACAAGCTCATAGCTCCCAGTTTGCATGCTGTCGATTTCTTGCTGGGTGAAGGTTAACTTCCATGCAGTGCCAATAGAATGCGTAAGTGGGTCTGCTCCTGTCCAAAAGAAGTATCTATCCTTGTCTTTAAACTGATTATCCTTTGCAAGGAATTGTCCGGTTAACTCATCTCTCAAATAGAACAGCTGCGGTTTTTCGACCTTGAAACCAATGAGCAGAGCAGTTAACCACGTTTTTTGATGATTATCAATCCATTCTAATTCCTTTTTATTTTCAGGATAGCTTGCTGCATAGTTAATATACATGCCATCTTCAGGAGCGCCAAAGGTATTGATTAACTTACCAATGAAATCAGGCACGACTGGCAGGGCTTGCTGTTCTTTTAATAAACCTGCATTTTCCAATTCATTTAATAGATGTCGCATTGGCTTACTACCATCAATATTTCCATAAGATTTCATGCTAGCTTTTTCGTAGGCTTCTTTTTTCTTCTCTTCAAACTTAGTCATTTTTCGTGTCCTCCAAGACAAATGGCATAAACCAATCGCCTCTGTTTAACTGTATCTGTGCTACATCTTCTTTTTTACATTGGTTCAAAGCTCTTCGTAACTCCAAATTTTCATCTTTAGATAGCTCAATTACGACATCTTCGCCAATATAACTTCCTTTAGTGAATTTCATCTCATCCCTCACTTCGTAGCATTAACAGCATCGTCTGACAAGTCTTTAGTCTGTTGTGCATCTGTAACTGCCTGAGATAGCTCGTCAGTCTTTTGTTGAGCGGCAACTAGCTTTGAATTCAAATCACTAACTTGTTGAGCCATGTTCGCCTTATCTTGGTTCGCTTGGTTCAATTGATTCGTAACATCCGTTTTTTGCTGATTGAGTGCATTCAGTTGATTTTGATAGCTAGCAGCTTGATTTTGCAAGTTTGAGTTGTCTTGATTGATTTGGTCTTTCAACTGGTTAATTTGGTTGTTCAATTGATTCAGTTGGTCTGAATATTGCTGTGAGCTATTATTAGCCTGTTTAAGCTGTTCGTTTCGGTCTAGCAAGCGTTGTTTCAAGATAGAGATGTTCTGTTGCACAGTGACCATATTTTGATGTCCTGCCCATGCATTAGCCGCATAAGCTCCGAAAGTTCCTGAACCAAAGATTCCTGCTGCGACTACTGCTGTTGTGATTAATTTTTTATTCATTGTTTTTTCCTTTAATTAGTTGTTCTTTGTAATTTGCGTCTCATTCGTTGCTTTTCTCTCATCTCTTTCGATATTTCGAGTGATAAGATAAAATCATCAACTTCTCTAATATCATGCAAACTTGTTGGGAGTACACAGAAAGTTGTAATTAATTCGTATAAGACATCATCACTAAGAATATTTTTGAACTTAACCATTTTAATGGCTGATGGAATTTTATGCCTGTCTTTTCTAACTTTTAAATATTGTTGGCTAAAACATAATTTATTGTTTAATTTCGTCAAGCTCATATTGTTCTCTTTGAGATATTTATCAATTAAATCCCAAAATTCTAATGCTTTCATTTATGCCTATTAAATCCTTTCTAAGCGCTTCTAGCTTGTTCGTGATAAATTATCCATTAAACAGTTTAAGCGCTCAATGTAACCGTAATTTTCATGAATTAAAGCTGTTCTGCCAGTTCTTTCACTACTAACTCAACTTTCCACATCTTTGTATCTCCAGAAAGCCCGCCATGCTCAAAACTTGTTCTGCGAATAACGTTGTAATTATCATCATTCCAAATTCCAGCATCTGTCAGTCCATCTATTAATGCTTTAGAAGTTGGTTCATAATTTGGTGGATCATATTTAAAGCGTTTGGGCGGATAAATCACAACAAATACATCGCAACGGTGTTTCTCATGGAATTGTTCAAATACTTCATCTGACTGGTCTAGCCATTCATGAGCAGTTCGACATGCAATCCGTCTTAAACGCTGTTTAGTGTTATTGGCAGCAATTCTTGAACCATAAGTTGTGCCCTTGTTATCATTCTCATTTATCATTTCTTTTCTGAGAAAGTTAAATTCAAATTTCATATATTGACCTTTTTAAACGATTTTTATTTTTTCGTACTCATCCTCAACACGTTTTCCGTATTCCATGTGCCAAGGCGAAATACGTTCTGATACTTCTGCAACACTCAAACCTGTCTTTGATGAAATAAACAACCATGGACTTAATAATATCCCGTTTGCTTTAGCCCATTTAAGCCATTCATCGAGGTGTCCTGGAGTAATTCCGTCACAGACTCTACTAGCTAGTTCAAGATAATATTTTCTGAGTTCATTCATTATGCAACCCCATTTCCCCAGCTAGTTTGTACATTTCGTTTTGAGTCATTCCAATTGTATCGACACCAGCTTTAATTAATCTACCCTCATCAGTCCATTCAGGAGCTTTTTTGACTGGCTTTTGCTGCTGAAATTTATTCTGACTATTAGATGCATACTTTCGCTTTCGCTCTGCTTCAAATGCAAGGTAGTTTTCAGGGGTTTTGATATTATTATTTTCCCAATTAACGATAATTGACCGAACATACTTGATAGTACGTGCATTATTATCAACTGCAATTTCTAACGCTAAACGAACCATTTCATAACTACTATCATTTACAAATTCTCTAAGTTGTTCTAATTCTCTTTGAGAAATTGGATGAAAATTATTTGAGAAAAAATCTGAAAGAGATTGTAATGAATTTTTGCCGACATCGTCGTCTGACTCTATCTCTATCTCTGACTCTGACTCTATCTCTGACTCTATGTGACCCACCTGTGACAATGTCACGTTTTTTTGTGAATCGGTCACATCATTAAATTGTAAAAGTTCCCTTTCACGCTCTCGCTGTCTGCGTTTGCGCTCTGCTGATGCTGTTTCAGAACCAACCAATGATTTTGTTTTAGTGATTTCAAATTCATCAAAACCACAATCAATCATTAAACCTTTATTAATTAAAAATGCTACTAAAAAACTGACCGCTTTTTCATCTTCTTCGATTTCTAATGCCCATTCTTGAGAATAATCGTCACCGATATTTTCGTAATATATTTTTCCGTCATTTTCTAAGCTTTTCAAAATGAGTTTTAAATATATAATCGTGTAAGTATCGCCACCAGGAAGTCTTCTAAGATATTTGATTTCTTTCTGCTCAAAAAAGCTTTGTTCCATTTTGAACCAGTAATATCTTTTATCTGCCACATCCTCTCCTTCCTATAGATTTATTCAATATCATTAAGCAGCTCTACTGCTGTGTCGTAATCGCAATCATATTTTTCCATGATTCGTTTTATCATGTATTCGTCATAGATCATCTTGACCTCCTACCGCAAAAGCGGGAGCAGTTTAAAGCTTGCTCAGGCTGACTAAATACGAAACCACCGCCCAAGGTGGCTTTGCTAAAGTTGAATTATTTCTAATTCTACTGCTCAGGATTTTTGAGGACTGCAGCTCTGCTCATAGGTTAAATGTTTTTAATTTTTTCCCATACTGGTACTTCTTTGATTCGGCCACCACTTTTTTCGATATCTTTTTTCCATTCGTCTTTAGCTTCGATATCTCCAAATTTAATATCAAATTCTACTAGAATTACAGCATGATATATTTGTTCTGGTGCTTGATATGGTGGTTCAGAATGTGATTGTTCAGTTTTTTTATCAAATTCTTCTTTAACATGTTCAACTACTTCTGGTTGAGATAATGCTCTTGCGTTTTCTTGGCCAACATGAGAGGGCAGAGCATTAAATGATTCTTCAAGTTTTCTTGTTTCGTATTCTTGCTGTTGTTTTTCAAGTTCAGCTTGTCTCTGTTTTTCAGCCTCTTTTCGCTTTTCCTCAGCTTCTTTACGTTGCTTCTCAAAAAGAACATCTTCGGTAATTACTGCCATAATTTCACTGACAGTTTTTCCACTATCAAGCATTCTAATATACGGTGTACTAGTTATATTATTTCCGAAACAAAAGTCTGAAATACTTTGTTTTGCAGATTTGTATTCAGCAATCTTTTGCTTTTCGCCATCAATAACATAAGTAATAGAATCAATAAGCTGTTTTTTAGGCTTAATATCATTAAAGTTTGATGCTTTGGCCCAATCATCAACAAAGTTTTCAAAGATTCGTGAATCTACTTCTGTGTCTGTTGTCAGTTCAACCAATAATTCATGAACAACTTTTTTTCTTGCTTCTTTTTGCTCAGCTTCAATTTTTTTGATTCCTGCATCAATCGTTTCAATGACTTTTTCCATTGGGGCAATCGCTTTTTTGTACCAACCTTCAAACTCTGCGTAAGGGACATTAATTGATTTTTTAATCTCTTTACGTCTTGTTTCAATCTTATCAATTAGTTTATTCAAGCTCGCCCGAGTTTTTCTATCAACCGTTAAATTTTCTACACTTGGAACGTGGCCGGTATATTCTGCAACGACTCGATTGATAGATTCTTTGAATTTTTCTTCTTCAATAATATTTATAACGGCTGGCTTAAACTCAATCTCGATATCTTTGACTTCTTCGTTTTCAATAACTTCACTCATTTTAGAAATCCTCCATAGTTACTTCTTTTGGCTCTTTATTTTGACTTTGAGCTTTTAATTCTTCCATTTTTTTGGCAGCATAGTCATCTTTATCGAAGTTTTCAATCTGATGTTGGTCAGGTATTTCGAGTCCTGTCTCTTCATCAACCCTTTTCGCCCATTTCATATCATTTTCATCAACTGACACTGCTTCTTGCATTTCTAATGACATTGGGACAAATTTAAGAACTTGTTTAAGAACAGTTTTTTCTGCCATAGCATTAAATTCTGTGGACCATGGACTTGATTTTTTATTATTATCAAGATCATAGCTATAAGCCTTGCTATATTTTTTTGCAAAATGTTCAATTTGTTTTTTTCTTGAAAATTGCTTAACTTCTCCACCATTTACAAGTTGCACATAGGCAAAGTAGCCTGCCACTTCATCTTTGTCTTCATCTGGAATAATCGTTTCATCAATTGTGAATTCTCCAGTTATCTTGTTATAGCCCTTAAATTCAGATTCATAAATCGTTCCAGTATTAACTGACTTAATTTGTCCGCTTCGTAAAGCTAATTGCACAAGTCCTTTATATCCAAT